TCTATCTAAAGAGCTGGTCTTTGAGATCGAGCGAATGAAAGAGAGAGATCCTGACTACTGGAGAGTATATGGTGAGGGACAGCGAGCTGTATTCAGTCAGCGCCAGATCTTTAATAACTGGACATTTATCCCAGAGTCAGAGTTTCCAGAGTTTGACGATCCAGTCATAGGCTTAGACTTTGGTTATAGTATAGATCCATCAGCTAGTGTAATGGTACAGAAGCATGGCGATAAGCTCTATGTCAAAGAGCTGCTATACAGTAAGGGCCTGACTAACTATGATCTACATGAGTTTTATAAGAACAAAGGTCTGGATCAAGTACTGATCTTTGCTGACTCAGCTGAGCCTAAGAGTATTGATGAGCTAAAGCAATTAGGATGCTGGATCAAACCAGCGATCAAAGGTACTGGATCTATTAACGCTGGGATCTCACTCCTAAAAGAGTTTGATGTGATCTGCTCAAAGGAAAGCACAAACCTATTCACTGAGTACCTCAACTACTACTGGACTGAGCTAAAGGATGGAACGATAGTAAATAAGCCAGTAGACAAGTTTAATCACCTTATCGATAGCCTTAGATATGCTACCTATAGCCAGTACTCTAAGCGCATCGACTTCTTTGTAATTTAAATAGTACTTTTGTAAGTAAATAATCTTTTGTATATGGCCTCACTACTGGATAGACTTAAAGGTCTAGTCACTAAGAATAATCAAGCTACACATGAGCAGTTTAACAGGGCGATCTATAACTATCTAGGAGATACGCTAGTTTGGAATCCAGAGAATGACGATACCTACATCAATAAGGGATATCGCTATAATGCTACTGTCTATTCTATCATCAATCTAATCACTAAGTCTGCTGCTGTGATCCCTTTCTCTGTTTATGAGGTCAAGTCAGAGAATGAACTAAAGCGCTATAAGGCGATGACTTCTGGATCATACAATGACACAGTGATGCACAAGTCATCTCTGATGAGAAAGTCTGCTCTGGTAGAGCTGGATGATACTGAGCTACATGAGCTACTTAATAGACCAAATCCAGCACAGTCTTATAACAGCTGGATTCAGGAGGTGATCGCATTTGGTAAACTAACTGGAAACAGATATGTCTATGGTATTGGCCCAGAGACTGGAGCTAAGAAAGACAAGTATAATGAGCTATATGTTTTGCCATCACAGAATGTGGAGATTCACAGTGGTGGGATCATGCAGCCAGTGAAAGAGTACACACTTAGCTATAATGGTACATATCGCATCCCAGCTGAGTGTATCATGCACATCAAAGACTTTAATCCTTACTATGATGGTACAGGATCTCACCTGTATGGTATGTCTCCTCTAAAGGCTGGACTCAGAGTACTACAAACCAATAACGAGGCTGTAGTGACTGGAATGAAGTATCTCCAGAATCAGAGCGCCAGAGGTATCTTAATGAGTGAGGAGGGTGATATCAATGAGATGCAAGCTAAGCAGCTCAAACAGAAATTTAAAGAGCAGTATCAGAATGAGAACGCCAGAGGTGATGTAATGATCACTCCTAAAAAATTAAGCTGGATCAACTTTGGACTGTCTGCTGCTGATCTATCACTGATCGAACAGTACAACGCCTCAGTTAAGGATCTGGCTAACATCTATCAAGTACCAGTACAGCTGCTTAATAACACTGACTCATCGAGCTACAATAACATGAAAGAGGCTAAAAAGGCACTCTATCAGAATGCTATCATCCCTGAGCTAGTTAAGATCAGAGAGGAGCTAAACAGATGGCTCACTCCTAAGTATGGCGAAAAGCTATACATCGATTTTGACTTCTCAGTGATCCCTGAACTCCAAGAGGAGATGGACAAGGTAGTAGGCCAGATGTCTCAGGCATGGTGGCTAACTCCAAACGAGAAGCGTGAGGCTATGTCTTATGGTATGGATGATGATACTGCATTAATGAATGACTACTATGTGCCATCGTCACTGATCCCTTTAGCTAACGAGCCAGATCTATCTGATGAGATCCTACTAGCTGCATCTAAAAGACCAGAGCCAGTAGCTGCTCCAGAGCCAGAAGATGATCCAGAAGATGAGGTCACAAAAGCTCAGTCATACTCAGACTATCCTCAAGGCGCTACTAATAACGCCAGACGAATGTTAGAGTGGAGAGAGAAGTATGGTAGAGATGTCGTACAAGGTGGTACTAGAGTAGGCTGGGAACGAGCTAATCAGTTAGCTAATCGTGAGGCGCTATCTCTAGACACAGTAAAACGCATCCACAGCTTTCTGAGCAGACATAAAGACAACGCAGCTATAGATCCAGAATACAGAGACGAGCCTTACAGAGATAAAGGCTATGTAGCTTACAATCTCTGGGGTGGTAAAGCTATGGTAGCATGGGCAAAGAAAATAGCAGAAAATGACTAACTATGCCTCTACCAACGCCAAGAGCAAACGAGACTAGAGAGGACTTTGTAGATCGATGTGTAGCTAATATCGATATGATACTGGAGTTTCCAGAAGCTGATCAGCGTATGGCTGTCTGCTACAATCTGTACACAGCCAGTACTACTAAGGCTCAGGCTACAGTAGCTCCTAAGATCAATAAAGCAGAATACATCAGAGAAGCGAATCGCCAGCTCCAGTTAGCTGAGACAGAGCAATACATTAAGTTTTATAACTACTTCAAGCGTGAATACTTCAAAGGCGCTGATCGTTTCTTACAGACCAGATCACTACCAGAGACTGTAGATCTATTCAAAGAGTCAGACATCGCTCAGCTCTATGAGGATCTGTATGTCGAGGTAGGTCTCAGGTTTCTGAGATGGTATCAAAAGAATTTCAAGAAGTTTACTGAGAAAGACATGGATGAGCCTGTCTATGTGGATCGATTTGCCAGACGAGCTAAAAAAGTAGCTGGAGATAAGGTGACTCTAGTCTCTGGATCTAGAAAGAAAGAACTCCAGAAGTTTCTAAAGCAGCAGCTATCAAATCCTGAATTTATGGCTATGAATGAGCGCCAAGCTCAACGCATCCTCAGATCTAAATTTGATGGCTACTCAAAGTCACAAGCTCAGAGACTGATAAGGACTGAATCAAATGGCGCTGGTAACTATGCCAGTCAAGAGGCAGCTCGTGAGATGTTTGATGGTAATGTCTGGAAAGAATGGATCACAGCTAGAGATGGTAGAGTACGAGACATCCATGCAGCTATGGAGGGAGTAGATGGGCAGCGAGTTAAGATCGATGAGCAATTCTATGTAGGTGGCGAGTATCTGGATCATCCTAGTGATCTGGCTAATTCTGGTAATCCCAGAAATGTGATCAACTGTAGATGTCAAGCTGTATACTATCCAGAGGACACACTAATAGATCTGGATGATGTAGTATCTCAAGGTACAGCTCTGGCAGCAGAATCAGTAGCTAGTAAAGGGCCTAAGACTTATGATACCACAGATAGGAAAGAAATAGAGAGGATATTTAAAGATGAGTATGGACTAGACACTGATCTATCTGGTTTAGATCCTCAGATCTGTAATCAGTACCTCAATATCTATGCTAAAATGAAAAATGACTTTCCAGAGATAGATATGAGAGGAATATTCAGCCAGCAAGGATTTAAAACCAAGTTAAAGGAAAATATCAGAGAGGCTGTTTTTAGTAATCCACAGATCGCTGCTAGATATGATGATGAGCTAAAAGGTACAATAGTGACCAAGCTTTATAACATGACTATGAAAAAGCTACAATTAAGAGGCTCAGATGGTGTGTCTACTAATGCTTTCGCATGGCAAGGTCAGGTAGATAAATTCGAAATAGGTGATATCACTCTGGAGATCGATCATAGAAGTCTAAGAGGGATCACTCACTGGAATATGGATAATTTTGAAGCTCAAGAGTTTACATCTTTTAGGAGTTATGATAATAGATGGTCATCTGGTTATAGCAAAGGAGCAGCTCATACTATACATCACGAGTTTGGTCATATCATCGACTACAGTCAAGGTAATTTTTACAGAAGCAAAGAATTTGATGCTCTGCTTAGTAAATATCAATTTGCTCCTGACTACTGGGACTATACTAGCCTAGAAGCTGATCTCTCAGAGTATGCTGCTCATTATGGTAAGAAATACAAAAAATTTGGAACAATGAAACAAGAAATCATCGCAGAGGCTGTGGGTGAGGTATACTCTATGGGTGATAAGGCTAGACCTTTGGCAAAGTCAATAGTAGAAGCTATGAGAAAGTATAACAAGTCTCAGCAGATCGAGATCAGTAATGACTCAGATCCAGAGGACTACTTCATAGCTCCACCACAGCTCATTGATAAATCTGATTATTTTTAAATATCTATTTTTGTAGTATGAATACAATTCTATATAAGAGTACACAGTTAGGAGAGCTGATCGATGCAGACGAAAAGTTTGGAATCGTTAAAGGTTATGGCTCAGTGTTTGGTAATATGGACTCTGATGGTGACATCATCACTAAAGGAGCTTATAAAAAGACTATCGCTGAGAATGGTAGCAGAGTCAAGTACCTCTACCAGCATGACATGGACAAGCCTCTAGGAAAGATGGTCAATCTGTATGAGGATGAGAAAGGTCTCGTATTTGAGGCGCAAATCCCAAAGACCAGACTAGGACAGGATGTACTAGAGCTAATGAAAGCTGGAGTAATTACTGAGAACAGTGTAGGGATCTTACCAATTCAGAAAGAGTGGAAAGGTGACTACAGAGAGATCTCAGAAGTTAAGCTCTTTGAAGTTAGCGCTGTTACCTTAGCAGCTAATGATCAAGCTAAGATCATGGATGTCAAAGGAAACAGAAAAGAGGAGGTAGCTGAGCG